GATGGTGCACCGTTGTTTTTATACCAAACTGTTATCGATGATTATTTAAAACTTGAATCACTAAACACAATTCAGGCGAAAGCAGCTGTTACAGAATACTTTTTTTCTCCTGTGACAAGTAATAGAAGAACTGCTTTTGAGACGATGACAGATGAAAAAAACGTCAATAAGATATACACTCTAGAAAAAGCAAAGACACTCCAATTTCAAGATATGTTGAGCTCAGGTGTTATCAGAGCTTCTCAATCAAAGTATGATATAGGAAAAAAGACTCTTGAGTCAGCTACGTTTGATTACTCAACTATTAACAGTGGTCAGGGAAGCTGGTATGACAGGTATAGTATTGAGGGTCGTCCTGTTGATAAGGAACGCGGAAAGGATATGAATACGATGCGTGCTAACTCAATGGCGCATAACGGAAACATATTCAACCTCAGTACAGAAAATATTGACCGGCCAATGATCTCAACTGCACGATACAATGAGCGTAATGCAATTGAGCTTAGAGTTGAAATGAATAGTCATCCCGATCTTGCAGCTGGTTCAAAAATAAAAGTATACGTACCAAATGTCAACCCAGATTTATCTAGTGAGGATGTTTGGGATACAATGTATACTGGAGATTATATTATAAGTCATTTAGTCCATATAGTTGAGTTTGAGAGATACAGAGTGGCTGCAGTATTGATTAAGAATAGGATTGGATAATGAATAACTTTGTTGGTGTTGTTGAAGACATATTTGATCCTGAAAAACTGGCGACGGTAATGACACCAACAACATCACCTTCTATATCTGGATTGGGTCAAACGCCTTACCTAATGATGGGTTCATGGGTCGTTGGATTCTTTCATGATGAGATGATGCAGGATCCTATCATTATAGGATCTATTCCAGGAAAGCCTGGTGAGAAGAGAAGTCCATCAAAAGGGTTTGCAGATCCATCAGGTAACTTTCCTAAGTGGACAGATGATAGTGACTTACCATACTCCTCACGTGAAGAGAAGTTTGAAGAGCATCTCTCTTATACAACGAAAGAAACAAATAGAATACAGAATTTATCAACAGCTATTCCACCTAAGCTCGACACTAACACTAAAGGCGATGGTTATTACGAACGAGGATCTATATCTGAGCCCGAACCATCTAATGGCCATAGACCAGAGTATCCATTCAACCATGTGTATGAAACGCATGGTGGCCATGTTGAGGAGTTTGATGATACTCCTGAAAATAAAAGATATCACAGATACCATCCAGCTGGATCATATGAAGAAATTTATAATGATGGGAGTCGTACAATCAAGATTGTAGGAAAAGATTATGAATTTGTAATGAATGGTAAAGATGTTTTTATTAATGGTAATGTTAATATGACATGTACAGGTAGTATGCGCCAACTAGTGTATGGAAACTATCACCTCGAGGTTCTTAGAGATTACACAGTTAATGTTCATGGATCTATACAACAGAAGGTTAGTGGTAACTTTGAGTCTGAGATTGTTAGAAGTCGTGCAGAGAGTATTGGTGTCAATGATAACTTGTATGTTACATTAAACAAATCAATTACAGTTGGCGGTGGTAACTATGATGTAATTGTTGCCGCTGGTACTATGAATGAAACTATTACAAAGGAGTGTTAATATATCAGGAACAACCATTGATATGGCAAGTATAACAAATACTACAATACACGCTAACGCTAATATCGTTGTCACCACTGGTGGCGTTCTTATGCTTAACTAAGGAACTATTATGCTTTGTGGAGAAAATGGTGCACTCAATGAGATATCAGATGCTATTGGTGAAGTATCGGATACGATTGATGGTGCAATTGCTGCCTATACAAAAGCAATCGCTTTATTAGCGCAGATAGAGTCTATAGCTACAAATCTAATACCAACAATACTTGCTCAGCTTCAGGCTGAGGGTGGCTTAATAGCTGATATGCTTGAGTTGGCAACTATTAAAGATCCGTTTGCCTTTGCTGCTAAGGTAATTGAGATCGAAGAGAAATACGGAAAGGGAACAGTTAGCGATCTTGGTTGGGACAGTTTTCCTCCATCGTTCAGCTTAGCTGACATCTGTGAAAAGGTTGAGAACTTACAGGAAGATGGTACGGTTGTTCCTAAAGAGCCTACTGCACCAAAGGCTGCACCAACTAAAGAAGAGCCAGCGCCATCATTGAGCGATGCAGTTGATTCGTTTAACGATGCACTGGATGGAGCGTTTGAGGGTCTGGCAAATTTTGAAACCAACTTAGCGAATTCATTAAAAGCATCAGTTTCGGGAGCTACAGTATAATGGCAACACTACCTTGTGCAAGAACAGGAATTGATAGACACGTGGGACATGCTAGTCCAACACCAAACCCATTCCATAGCACTCCGTATGTTGGGGGATACTCCAAAGTGTTAATTAACGGAGCTCCAGCTGTACGATCAGGAGTTGATAGCACAGCGTGTGGAGATCAAGCACTTGGTGGAAATGCTAAAGTACTTGTTGGTGGGGCCCCAATCCACAGACAAACTGATCCAACATCTGGTCATGGTTCATGGGTACCTAACAGGTGTGGCTCAGGATCACCTAACGTATTGGCATAAATATGGCAAACCCAGATTACTTAGCAATTTACAATCAACTTGAGACAGAAACAGATCCTCAGGTTAGGGAGCAGCTGATTGCTTCTTTGTATAGCTTCGAAAACTTTCTTACAGCTGAGGAAGCTGGTATATTTGCATATGTGTTGCCAGAATACATTCAAAATAATCCCGGTGTAGATCAGCAGGGCAATTTTGTAAGTTACGTCGGTACATATTACAGCGACACTGGAGAAATATCAGGATGACGGTTACACTCCGATCGGAAAAAGGCGTAGCATTAACATTTGATGAGTTGGATAACAACTTTGCTGACTATCGTGCTCATAGAAATAAATTTGATATTCCAGAAGATATTCCTGTTGGTAAAGCTCTAGCATGGGATGGTGAGAAATTTATTCCTTTCACAATTGAGGAAGCTGTACAAGCATCTGGTGATACATCTAACAACTTGCAGGCTGTAACCGATCGAGGCGATACAACAACTAATGTTATTACTGTCGGGGGATTGTTACCTAATACTTCTATATTTGGTGTTGCTCGTAAAATTACTGCATCCTCTGACTTTGATATCTACAGACTTGAGACAGCTGTACTCCTTGATCAACAATCAACATCTGGTGTTGGATCAGGAATGCGAGTTCGTGTTATAGGTGATGGATCTGACACCCCAGTAGTTGAACTTGTTACTGGTGGTAGTGGATATAGTGAGAATGACACAGCTGTATTCACTTGGGTTGGTGATGGTGTAACAGCAGACGTTACAGTAACAGTTACAAGAGTTTTTGAAGATAAGCCTGATATTGGTAGCAGAGACAACCCATTCGGATCAATTTATTTAACAGGGCAAACAATATTCTTGGGTCCCGATGTCGAGCTATCAGAAGGTGAAGATGATACAACGCGTTTAGCTGTTGCAGCTAGTGGTATTGATATTAATGGCGTTGACTTTGTCACTGTTGTTGGCAATAACTTTGTTCTGCCTGCAACTACTGTAATAGGATCATCTCCAGTTGTAACACAAGTAGACATCGATGCTGCTATTGACGGATTAATTGATAGTGCACCTGGCACATTGGACACGCTTAACGAATTAGCAGCTGCTCTGGGTGACGATGCTAATTTTGCTACCAATATTACATCTGCTGTCAATAGAAGATTCAATCTTGATACACATACAACGGACGATGTTCCAGAAGGATCAACCAATCTCTACTACACAGATGAACGTGTAGCAGACCACATTGGTCTTATTCTACAAAACGGATCTAACATATCAATAACCTATGATGATGAAGTTGGAACAATCACCGTTGACTCAATTGCAGGTCCGACAGGGTATGATTTATCAGTTAATAACTCTGATCAGCTCGATGAAGGAATAACTAATCTATACTATACCGATGAGCGTGTAGACGATAGGGTTGGTCAGCTAATTGTAGGTGCAGGTGATATTAGCGCTGTATACGACGATGAGAACGGTACTATCACGATTAGTACAGTTGCTGGTACTCAGGGCTATGATTTAAGTTCTAATACTACAGACAACCTGACAGAGGGTGGAACTAATTTATATTATACTGGCGAGCGTGTAGATGATAGAGTTAATGACCTTCTCGTTGGTGGTACGAACATCAGTTTGTTCTACGATGATGACAACGACACATTAACAATCAATGCAGATAGTACCGGTGGGTTTGATCTATCACAAAATACAACAGATGATCTACCAGAGGGTTCGAATCTGTACTACACCGTTGGTAGATTTAGCTCAGCATTCTCTCAAAAGTCTACAACCGATCTAGCTGAAGGTACTAATCTATACTATACAGAAGATAGAGTCAACGCTAACATAGCATCAAAGTCAACAGATAGCTTAGTGGAAGGAACAAATCTATACTACACGGAAGCTAGAGTAGATGCAAACTTTGCTACCAAGACAACCGGTGATCTAACGGAAGGCGCTAACCTTTATTTTACAAATGAGCGGGTAGATGATAGAGTTAATGACCTTCTTGTAGCTGGTGATAACATCACATTAACTTATGATGATGTTGCTGGAACGCTAACTATAACTGCAGTGGAAGATATACTCGCTAACAACACAACTACAGATCTGGCCGAAGGTACTAATCTATACTACACGGAAGCTAGAGTAGATGCAAACTTTGCTACCAAGACGACGGACAATTTAACTGAAGGTGCAAACTTATATTATACAACAGCTCGAGCTCGAGGTGCAATTTCCGTTAGTGATCAGGGTGGTGATGGATCACTAGCTTATAATGATACAACTGGTGTAATTACTTTTATTGGTCCTTCTGCAAGTGAGGTTAGGAGTCATCTATCTGCTTCCGGCGATTTAGCTTATGATGCTGCAACTGGTGAGTTTAGTGTTACGACTTATAAGTCAGCTGACTTTGATGCAGACTTCGGTAGTAAGACAACAGACAATTTAACCGAAGGTAGCATTCGACTTTACTATACAGATGCTCGCGTTCAGTCGTATCTGACTACTAACAATTATGCAACGGTTAGTAATGTATCGTCAGCTGAAGGTAGAGCCAACTCATATACTGATACAGCAATTGCGAACATACTTGACGCTGCACCTGAGACACTCGATACACTCAACGAACTAGCTGCAGCTCTGGGTGACGATCCTACATTTGCTACAACAGTTTCAAATCAGCTCGGCCTAAAATTTAATACTGCAGACTTTAACACGTTCTGGGAAGGAAGATGGTCCCTCAAGACATTAGATGATTTACCTGAAGGTACATCTCCAAGCAGTAAGCAGTACTTCACAGACGCTCGAGCTCGACAGGCAATCAGCGTCACCGGTGATCTATCTTATGATGCTGCAACTGGTGTAATATCATACACAGAAAGTGATCACTACACATCAACGGACTTTGCAACAGATTTAGCAACAAAGACTACATCTGATTTAGCTGAGGGTGACAACCTATACTTTACCACCGCTAGAGCCCAAGCAGCTGCTCGTGGTACTTTCCAAGTCAATGGTGATATTAGCTATGACGCTCAGACTGGTACGTTTGCTGTCACTACATATAAGACGTCCAACTTTGTTAATGACTTTGGTCTACAGACAACAGATACTCTTAATGAAGGTTCGTTCAATCAGTACTTCACTCGTGAAAGAGTATTCCAATCTCTAGCTGCAGGGGATAATATATCCCTTTCCCAGGACAGCAATGGGATTATACACGTTTCTGCCACAGAAGACAACCTTTCTAACAATACAACTACAGATTTAGTTGAGGGTGACAATCTATACTTTACCACTGCTAGAGCTCGTAATGCAATCTCTGTTGCAGGCGACCTCTCTTATGTAGATGGCGTCGTGTCGTTTACTGAGCGAACCAATCAACAGGTTCGTAATCTATTCGCAGCCGCGGGTGACCTTGCTTACAATAGTTCAACTGGTACTTTTTCAATCTCAGCATATAGCGGATTTGATAGTGACTTTGCTAGTAAGACAACAGCAGATCTTGCTGAAGGAACTAATCTATATTATACAGATGCTAGAGTCAATGCCTACTTAACTACAAATAGCTATGCAACTCAAACTTACGTCAATAATGCTGTATCCAATTTGGTTGATACGGCACCCGAAGCTCTTGACACCCTAAATGAACTTGCAGCTGCACTTGGTGACGATCCCGATTTTGCTACTACGGTATCAACTCAACTCGGTACTAAATTTAATACTGCAGACTTTAACACAACTTTTGATACTAGACTCAATAATAAAACAACGTCTAATCTTGCCGAAGGAAGTAACCTATACTATACTAATGAACGTGTAGATGCTAGAATAGCTTCTATTATTCCTGATTTTCAGGCAGGAGAGACCAATCTATTCTATTCTGATGATCGAGTTGCAAATTATATTACTTCTATCGATACGGATAGTATAGCCGAAGGAAGCAATCAATACTTCACTAGACAGCGCGTTGCAGATACATTGGTTGCTGGTAGTAATGTAACTCTAACAACTGAGGTTGATGGCACAATAACTATCTCTGCTGTTGAAGACCTGTTATCAAATAATACTACAACAGATCTTGCTGAGGGTGATAATCTATACTTCACGCAGTCCCGAGCTCGATATTCTATATCGGGTAGTGGAGATATGACCTATGATCCTGCGACAGGTGTCATTGGTGTAACAGTTCCTAAAGATATTTCAGATCTTAACGACTCACAAAATCTACTTGATCATTTCAGTGGCGACTATAACGATCTGACCAGTAGACCAACTATACCTTCAGATGTTGGAAACTTAACTGATGTTACCGGCCTATTGTTTGATGGTAATTATCAATCCCTAACAAACAAGCCATCTCAATTAAGCGACTTTGCTAATGACGTAGGTTATGTAACATCTATTGATATTCCAACAAATAATAACCAGCTTACAAATGGATCTGGATACATCACAGCAGATGATGTGCCAACTAACCTGAGCAGCTTTGTCAACGATCTTGGATATGCATCTATATTTGTAGGAAGCACTCCTCCCCCAAGTCCATCAAACGGTGAACTGTGGTTTGAATCAACTTCTATGAAAATGTTCGTTTATTTTATTGATGAAGGAACTGGACTCTGGGTTCAAGTTAGTGGATAATAGGTATAAATAGATCCATGGAAACAAGTAAGTTAGACAGAGCAAGACGATTTGTATACAGTGATTTGGATCTTTCATTCTCCAAGTTACCAAGTACTGATGATTTGGCAAAGAAGCTGGATATTCAGGCTGTCCGTCAATCTGTACAGAATATTGTATCCACTAACAGAGGTGAGGTTCCTTTTCGCCCCGACTTTGGATGTAATCTCAGAGCTTACTTATTTGAGCCATGGTCACCGTTTATACAAGCTGGGATAGAAGAAACTATTAGATTTTCATTAGATGCTTATGAGCCTCGAGTTTTAGTGCAATCGATAGAAGTAAATGATGTTCCAGATAGTAATTCAATTCGTGTATCTATTGAATATACACTAAAGTCACCTGAACCACAGACTGATGTTGTTTCGTTTTTGGTAGAGAGGATACGCTAGTGTTTTTTTCAATGTACCCCAAAGTCTTGTATGATGTTAATAATACTGGTGTAAAAAGATTACTAACTAATCTAGCAACCTATTCATCGATAGAGGCTAACCAAAAGCTCCTTGATGATGTTACATTCTATAAAAAATATACTGTGCCAGATGGCGCAAGACCTGATCAAGTGTCTCAAGAGTTGTATGGTAGACCCGATTACTATTGGACTTTTTTCATTATCAATAGACACCTTAAAAATTATTATAGCGATTGGCCCAAAACCACGAACAATCTTAGAGAGTATGTAATGGACAAGTTTCCATACTTAGCTGGAATAACGAGAGCTTGGGATGGTGTAGCGTCAAATGGTAATGAAGATTTTTCTGGTAGAGGAATTATAGGAGAGGTTGTCTATGGCCAGGTTACTGGAGCTAGGGCAACTCTGATTAGAAAGTATCCAACTCAGGGATATATTGCGCTTGAACCTGTAACAGATCAACTTCGTTTGAGTGGTGAGGCCTTAATTGGTGAATCGTCTGGTGATGTATTTACAGTGGATTCATTTGTCCCTGAAGCTGATGCACCAGCTTATCACATAGACTCAGTATCTGGCGAGCGCGCTGTAATGCGTACTGCTGGTGGCGCTACAACTGCAGTATCATACTATGAGGTAGAAAGAGAAAAAAACCTAGAAGCTTCTTTCATACGTGTGATAAGACCAGAGTATATTGTAGATGTGGCCAGAGAATTTAAGAGATCGATGCAGGAAGAACAATGACAAAGAAAACCGAAGCTCTCAATACAACCGAGATTGATTTTGAAGGGATCAAGTCTAACCTGATTGATTTCATGAGATCGCAGGATGAGTTTACCGACTACAATTTCGAAGGTTCGGGTCTTAATGCTGTAATAAACCTTCTCGCGTATGTTACTCACTATAATGCCGTCAATGCAAACTTCTCTTTAAACGAAGCTTTCTTAGACTCAGCTCAGCTAAGAGAATCAGTTGTCTCGCACGCAAAGCTGTTAGGATATACTCCAAGATCAGCTAACGCCCCTTCAGCTGTTGTTAATATCGAAATTGTTAATCCTGTCAATGTTGTAGATACTGATGGAAACTTTTTAACATTAATCATGCCACGTGGCACTGAGTTTAATACCTCAGTCGCTGGTAAGACATATACTTATGTAACAGTAGATGAGCATGCAACGATTGCTGATTTAGAAGGTAACTATAAGTTTAACAATATTAGAATTGAACAAGGTTCTTTTAAAGTAACCAAGTACATTTTTGATAATGACACTAGTGAGAAGTTTGTCCTTCCTTATGAGGGTGTCGTTAGTGATACAGTACGAGTAACTGTGCAAGAATCGCTTGAGACTGAAGAGTATTTAACATTCACTTTAGCTGACAACATTGCTCAATTAGATGAAACATCAGAAGTATATTTCTTGCAAGAGTCTCGTGAAGGCTATTACGAAGTATACTTTGGTGATGGTGTATTGGGTAAAGCATTGAGTAATGGAAATGTGATTATTGTCGAGTACCTCGTGACAGATGGCAGTGCCTCAAATACTGCATCTATATTTACACTTGATGATAATATCAACGGAAACTCTAATGCAATTGTAACAACTGTAGATCGAGCTGTTGGTGGAGCAGACCGCGAAGATATTGAGTCAGTTAAATTTAATGCTCCTCTAGCGTTTGTTGCTCAGAACAGAGCTGTCACACCCGACGACTACAAAGCAATTATCCTCAATAGTTATGGTAACATTGATGCAATTTCCGTTTGGGGTGGTGAAGATGAAGTACCGCCCGACTATGGCAAGGTATACATTTCTATTAAGCCAAAGGATGGTGAGACTCTTCCGTTTACTGAAAAAGAGTTTATCAAGGCACAATATCTTAGACCAAAGAACTTGATTTCGATTGAGCCTGTAATTGTTGATCCAACTTTCACATATATCTTTGCAGAAGTGTTCTACAAGTACAATCCTAATATTACAGACTTATCAGTTACTGCTTTGTCTAATATTGTTAGAGATCGAATTAGATTCTTCAACGATAACTCTCTAAAGAGATTTGATGGTGTGTTTAGATACTCAAACTTCCTTAGAGAATTAGAGGATGCTGATCCATCAATCATTAATACGTTTGCTCGGATATACATGGAGAAGCGGATCATCCCTGATATGACTCAAAACGCTTCTTATGAGATAAGATATTCGTCGCCAATATTTGTAACGTCGTCGGACGATCGCGTATGTATTTCTTCTGAATTTATTTACAATAACGTAAGAGCTCGATTTGAGGACACGTTAATTAATAATCGAAGAGTGATGCAAATTGTAACTGGTGAGGGAACGGAGCGAAGAGTATTATCACAGGATGAAGGTCATATTGATGCTCTTAATGGTGTAATATATTTGTCGTCGTTCAGACCACAACAGTTAATTAGTCAAGATTATATTGCTTTCCAATCGCTTCCAAACTCAAATGATATTGCTCCATTACGTAATGATATTTTGAGTATACTTGTTGACGATACTACAATTGTAGGGGAAGCTGATACAATGTTGATTGGTGGTACTAACGCTGGCGTCGACTACAACACATTCTCGAGGTTCCGTTAATGGCGGTCAATAAACATCTTGATCCGGGGACGATGAGTCTTCGGTCAATAGTTGATGAGATTTTTCCAGAACACATTAGATCGGACAATCCGAAACTAGTTAGCGCGCTCAAGTTGTATGCTGATTACTTAGAACGTGATCACCGGTCTGCATACTTTCTAAACAGAGTTCAAGATCAAAGAGATATTGATACAATTGCTGAAGAGTTTTTTCTTCAGTTACAGAAAGAGATTGGTGCACCGATTCCTCAGACGTTTGCTGCTGACCGAAGATTATTCTATAAGCAAATTAAAGATCTGTACATCTCACGAGGAACAAAAGATAGTATCTTTTCATTCTTCAGATTGTTGTTTGATGATAGTGTGGAAATTCACTTCCCAAATGAAGATCTATTCGCACCTTCTGATGGCAAGTGGTACGATCAGCGCGCTAAAATTATTGAAGATCGTACTAAGTTTTCACCAGCATTTACATACACAACCACTGAGCCCACTTTTATAATTCAGGGACAGGACAATAACGGCTCTTTATTAAATATTGATAACCCCGTTATATTTGTACGTGGTATATACAGAGATGATTATAAAATTGAAACCGTACTTAATCAAGAACAAGCAAGATTAGAATATAGAATTGTTTTTGATAATGAAATTAACGGCGAAAGAGACGTTGAGATATACAGTGAAGGTATATTTACAAACCAAGATGGCTTTGCTTCTGATTTAAAAATTCTTCAGGATTCGTTTTTCTATCAGAAGTTCTCATATGTTTTGAGAACTGGTACAGATATCAATTTGTGGAAGAGCGCTTTCAATCGATTGGTGCACCCTGCAGGGTTCATCTTCTTTGGTGAAATCGTTTTGTTCCTGGAAGCTATTTCACAGATTCCACAACCACCTGGCTTCCAGACTGGTGGGGATCCAATTCCAATCACTATACCAGTTACAAAAGGTAAAGGGTTTGCAGTACAGGGCATCGAAAGAGAGTTGGAGATGCACCTCAAAGATAATAAATCTGCATTTGGTGCTGGTCAATACTTGGATCAAATCAAATTTGCATTACCAACTCAATTGAATGCTTTTGAAGAATATACTATTGAAGAAGCTATAAATAGCACTATTAATATCAAAATTGGTTCAGAGATAACCATAAGTTAACCGGAGTAAGAAATGGCCGCCATTGTTTCAAAGGAATTCCGACTGAATGCGACGAAAGAACTCGTCAATGACGTTCAGAACGATAGCAACTATTATGTCTTCATTGGAAGATCAGAGTCGTGGGAAGATGATCAACTACCACCTAATCCATATGATAATTACTATGCTAGTTTCTATGAGACTTGGCAAAATATGACAGCTCTGAAAAGAATTGGTCCCAACGATGTAAGGCATGCTGCAATTAGATATCAATGGATTTCTGGTGTAGAGTATGCACAATACAATGACCGCGATCCCGATTTGGGAACTAAGCAGTATTACGTAATTACCGATAACAACAATGTATACATCTGTTTGAAATCTGGCGGGCTTTCAACACAGAATCCAGATAACATTGGTGTAGAGGTTAGTGGTGTAATTGACTTTACTGGACCTGGCGGAGACGGATACATTTGGAAGTACTTGTTTACACTACCAACTCAAGATGCTTTGAACTTTCTAACATCTGCATTTGTTCCAGTTAACTTTTTGACTGAAGATCCTGGTACAAATGCTGATATCGCATTGAGAAACTTATGGAGTGTCCAGCAGAATGCTATCGATGGTGCCATTTATAATGTAGTTCTTACAAATGGCGGCTCGTCATATACGAATGCACCAAACGTTGTTGTATCGGGTGATGGTACTGGATTTGAAGCCACAGCTATTCTTGATGAAACTACGGGAATTATTACAGACGTCCAAGTTGATAATCCCGGATCAGGATATACACAGATCGATATTTCATTTGCTGGTGGTGGTGGATCAGGAGCACAGGCTTATGCGATCTTACCACCTCCAGGTGGATTTGGTGCCGATGTTCGTAATGATTTGCGTGCTCACTTTGCTGTAATCAATGCAAAGCTGATTTACGATGATGGCCAGGGAGATTTCATTGTTGGAAATGATTTCCGTCAAATTGGCGTAATTCGTAATCCCTATGCTTACTATGATAAAACGGATCCTGTTGAAGTTGCTGGGCGGTCGATTGCTTCAGATGAAACTTTATCTGCAACAAAGTCAATGGTCACAGAACTAAATGCTAATCTGTCAAATGATATGGTAATCGTCGGATCCAGTGGAGCTCGAGCATTCGTTGATTTTTACGATGCATCAACTGGTAAGTTGAGATACCACCAAACTCCTGAAACAGGTTTTGCTGACTTCCTTTCAACTGATACAATCAAAGATGCTTTAGCAATTGCTGGTGCAGCTGAATACTCAATCATATCTCTTCATCCGCCAGAAGTAATGCCATACTCAGGTGAAGTAATCTTCCTTGAGAACAGAACAGCTATCAACCGTGCAAGCGATCAGATTGAAACTATTAAACTAGTCTTAGAATTTTAAGGTATATACAACATGGCTATCGATTTTAACGTAGAACCATTTTATGACGACTTCAAGAAAGAGGGAAACGATGGTCTTGCACCTAGTGACAAGTACCATAAAATTCTATTCAGACCAGGTCATGCTGTACAAGCTCGCGAGCTAACTCAGCTACAATCTATTTTACAAAATCAGATTACCCAATTTGGTCGTCACTTCTTCGAAGAAGGATCAATGGTCATACCTGGCCAGCTGACTGTTGAAACTACAGCTGACTACGT